AATGAAACAAAATATGGCAAATTTACCAAAGCTAACTTCCAACCGTGGTGTGGAAGCTTTGTTATGTGGTGCGCAAATGAGGCAGGAGTAAAAGTACCTAACACTGTGTACACTCCTTCTGGAGCTGCTGCGTTTAAGAAAGCAGGTCGTTGGTATACCGATGACCCGCAGCCTGGAGATATTGCTTATTTCGATTTTCCATCGGATGGTGTTGACCGCATCTCACACGTAGGTATTGTGGCCAAAGTTAATAAAAAAGATAATACGTGTTGGGTTATTGAAGGTAACACTAGTCCAGATAAAAAGGGTGACCAGCGCAATGGTGGCGAAGTGTGTCTAAAGGTTCGCGCTTGGGAAAAGAACCCTAAAAACATCATGATTTCAATTGTAGGTTTTGGAAGACCTAAGTTTAAGGATGATGGCGCAGCCCCAGCCGCGGTAAACTCTACTCAAGAGACTTGTCCATCCTGTGGTCAAGTCATTAAGAAGTAGGAGATACATGAATAAGGCGGCAATTGAGTCGTATGTTCGCAACCTCGTCGGTCAAGTAATTGGCGCGGTAATGATTGTGATGCAGACCGAAGGTGTTGCATCACCACTAGAGTTTGGCTCTGGAGAGTGGATGTTAGTAGCAAACGCTCTGTGGGCATCTCTAATTCCAGTGGCACTTCGTTGGGCTAATAAGAAAGACCCAGCATTTGGCCGTGTAGCTGAAGGCGTAGCAGCTGAAGTAGCTAAAAAGCTTCAAGCAGAAGCAGATAAAAAGAAGAAGTAACTAACTGAGCTAAGGGCGGGGTTGAACCTCCGCCCTTTTCTCATTTTGGGGTATGATTAAGACCTCAGGAGGACTAATGACTAAGTGTGATAATTGCGATAAAGATGCCTTGTATACCCTGGCGGACCCTGGTGCTAACCCTGTATTTTTCTGTCCAACATGCCTTCCTAATTGGTTGCGTGATAGAGCCTCTCTAGGACAGTTAGATATCCCTAAGAAAGAAGAGCCTAAGGCCCCGAAGAAGAAAGCAGCTGTGAAGGAAGAAGCTGCAGATGAGAGTAACTAGAAAAAAGGCTGTACAAATTCACCCCGTTCCAGATAGGGTGACTAATCCAGTTGGCCCTTTTCCTAGAGAACTATTTAAAGAACCACAGATAGTGGACGATTACAGACCTCAATACTCTGAGGATGGGTCTGACTATCCTCTTGGTGCAACAGCGCAAAATGACTACAGGCCCCCAAAGCATGTACGATGCGCATACTGCTTAGCGCGGGTGCTAGAGACAGAAACTGACAACCATGTCTGCGAGAAATAATGGCCAGAAAGAAATCAGCTAAAGTAGCGGCTCGTTGGGAACAGGCTAGCGGCGAATTAGAGGTAGCTAAACAAACTGCTCCAGATGACGCTAGGTTCTCTTGGGAGATAGCTGAACAAGACTTAAACTTACCTTCGTATGAAACACTGGTTCCAGAGGAGATAACTAAGTCTCAGTACATTATTAAAGCCGCACCTACCCGCAAATCTGAGCGTCCGAGAGCCTATACAATAGCCTACAACCCATCAGAGAAGTCTTTGATAATTATCTTTAGCACAGGGTTTTGCGCTAAGTACCCAAACATATCTGTTGATATGTGGTTAGCTTTACGAGATGGAGATTCAACAAACGACTTTGTATCTGGGCCGTTGAGCGGGTCCCCTTACATCCCTTGTGATAGAAGCGAACTTTCAGATTCAACCAATGAACAGCTAAACTATATGACTGAAAAGGCTTCTAGGATACAAAAAGGAAGGACCTTAGGCTAAAGATGAAATCATTCGGGCCACTATACGTTGGAAAGTTAAACTACTACCACCGCAAGTTATTACCAATTATTGAGGTTGGCACCACCCAAGAAACAGACCTACCCTTTAGAAGAGGCCGTTGTTTGGTGTTTAGAGCCCCATTTACTATCCCTGGGTACTATATAGGCATTCTATTTAAAACTGTAAAAGACCCACACCTATTAACTGACGAAGATGTAGATTTACTCATGGTTAAGGCGATGAGAGGCAGAACTGCCTGGACGCCTAAGGACGGAGCATATGATGATGTTTTTTAAAAAGAAAAAAGAAGAATGGACTAAACCGTTCTCTGAGAAACTATCCAAAAGAGTGTCCCGTATACCGACAGGAGAACTTGAGATGTGGGCTGACCAAGCGCTATATGAGATTGGTAGATGCTTATCTGGTTATTCCAAAAGCAGAGATAAGTATTATCTAGAAGAAGGGTTAACTGGAGCAGAAGCTCTCCACGCTGTAGTCAATGAGTTAAATGCAAGAATGAATCGAGTATGATAGGGTGAGCACGCCTCTTGCTTCCCTTCTCGTAAAAGTGGCTACGAAGAGCCTGGTATACAAACCCAGGCTCTTTGTTTTGTATTAAACTAAACGCAGTATGGACAACTATTCGTTAATTGAAGATGAAGAAGAGTTCTTCCCCGATGAGGATGAAGACCAGCTCCCGCCTGAAGAAGAGGAAGAGGAGCTCGATGAACTGTCCAAAGAATTTGTAAAAAAGATAGTAGATAGAACTATTCAGTTCATGACCGCTCTAGTTGGGCACGAGCTTCATCCATATCAAATGCCATTAGCTAAAAGAATCATAGAGTCTATGATTATTAATGACGGCGAAGAAGTCACTGCTTTAGCCGCCCGTCAGTCAGGTAAATCAGAAACTATTGCTAATACCGTAGCTACCCTCATGGTGCTGTTGCCGCGCCTTGCCAAGATGTATCCAGACTTATTGGGCAGATTTAAAGACGGTATTTGGGTAGGTATGTTTGCCCCAGTTGAAGGTCAGGTAGAAACACTGTTTGGTAGAACTGTAAACAGGCTCACTAGCGAACGCGCCCAAGAGATTCTTGGTGACCCTGAGATTGATGACTCATTAGGTAAAGTGCCTGGAGTAACACGTCAGATAAAACTAAAGAAGTCGGGCAGCAGCCTTATGATGATGACAGCTAACCCTAGAGCAAAGATTGAATCTAAATCCTTTCATCTTGTAGTTATTGATGAGTGCCAAGAAGCCGATGACTTCGTTGTATCAAAATCTATTTCTCCTATGCTTGCGTACTACTCAGGTACTATGGTTAAGACTGGTACGCCTACAACTAGTAAAAATAACTTCTACAGGTCAATTCAACTAAATAAGCGTAGACAGACTGGCCGCAACTCCAAACAAAATCACTTTGAGTGGGACTGGAAAGATGTAGCTAAAGTAAACGCTAACTACGGCAAGTTTATAAAGAAAGAAATGTTGCGTATTGGTGAGGACTCAGATGAGTTCCAGATGTCGTACAACTGTAAATGGCTATTGGAACGCGGTATGTTCGTTACGTCATCTATTATGGAAGAACTAGGAGATACGTCTCAAGAGACAGTAAAAGCTTGGCATCGTTCTCCTGTTGTAGTGGGCATTGACCCAGCACGTAAAATGGACTCTACAGTTGTTACTGTTGTGTGGGTGGATTGGGATAGGCCAGATGAATTTGGTTACTTTGACCACCGCATCCTTAATTGGTTAGAAATACAAGGAGACGATTGGGAAGACCAATACTTCCAGATAGTCAACTTTCTATCCAACTACGATGTGCTTGCTGTCGGAGTTGACGCTAATGGTGTAGGTGACGCAGTAGCTCAGAGACTTAAGCTTTTAATTCCCCGAGCAGAGGTTCACGCTCTAGGCAGTAGCCAGCCAGAACAATCCAAGAGATGGAAGCATTTAAAGGCGCTGATAGATAGACGAATGGTTGGTTGGCCCGCTCACGCTAAGACTAGACGCCTTCGTTCTTGGAAGCGTTTTTACCAACAAATGACGGATTTGGAAACTAAATTTACTGGCCCTAACTTTTTGGCCCACGCTCCAGACGAAGCCCACGCTCACGATGACTACGCTGACAGCCTTGCCATTGCCTGTGCCCTAACCATGGATTTGACCATGCCCCAAGTAGAAATGTCCTCATCCCCGTTTTATGGCAGATAGTCTCGACTTTACTATGAGATTTCCTCTGCGCTGATGGATACTTTTACCTGAGGCCTCAACCTTATATAAGGAGTCATAAATGACAATCGCACCATCACCTAAGTTCCCAGAACGTCCTGGCAATATGTACGACCGCAAAATGGCGGGCGCAATTCCAGGTCAACGCGGACCACTTCGTTTCGAAGAAGGCGTAGCAACTGACACAGACGTTCCAACGCAATTCGCTACGGGAGCAGAGCAGGGCTATAAGCCTGCAGCAGGTCGTCCAAACCGCAATGCCCCAGTTCACACAAAGACCGCAGAAGAGACAATGCGTGAGCGT